TGCAACATGTCGTAGTTGTATCCCCATTCATCGTACTCAAACATGTCATTGATGTGATCTATATAGTCGCTTGGATTCTCAATAGTATTCCACCATCTATGAAACACAGTCCAAAAATTGAGAGGTTCTACCTGCTTGTGTATAGCATGCAGTGCCTCAATCCTATGTGGCTTGTCCACATGTATCATCAATTCTTCTATGTCTTTCAACTGTTGTTTTGTTTCTTCTTTATTCATAATTTTCCTATAAGGTGAGGACGAATGAGGAGATAGTAGTAATTTAAATTCATCCGCCCTCGTTGTTATTTATTTTCTATTGCATCGTGTACTTGTTTTGCAATCACGATACCCCAAAGACAATCGGATTCAAGAGACCTGTGTAGCCATTGGTTTGCACTGTTTAAACGCTGTTGCTTCATCTGGTGCTGTTCAGGTGTTGTAAAATCAACTGTTACTTCTTTCGGTTTGATGCGCCATGCCATAGGTTTCTTTACAGACTGCATGACAATGTATCCTCTGTCTCTAGTGCCTTCTTCAAGAAACTTATTAATGAATCCTGTTCTTTTTGCAGGTACTGCATAGCATCATCATGTCCCCATTCATCAGGCATATGCTCTATGAAGTCACTACTAACTGACAAAGGTTTATCTTCAATCAGTTCAAGAAAGGTTTCTATGCCCTCTTTATTAAGAGTTCCTTCATCATCTAGCATGGGTAACACATCAGTCCACCATGACAAACCCATTGCCCACAGCACACTACCTGAGTTGTACGAGTCCCTGTAATACACATCACCCTGTACATATATCTTATCGTACAAGGGTTCAAGCTGTTCATGTGAGGGATGATCACCCAACTCATCTAACAACACCCTATGCTCTGCCATTCTTTCATCGTATGCTTTCGCCATATATACATCTGCACCCATTACACTTTCTCCTTATTTTTTTTATTTAATTTTAGTTTTAACAACCATCGCTTGGGCATCTTACGTTTGCCCACAACTCCATCGACCTCATCAGGGCAACTGTCTCGCCACACCTTCTCAGCATCTTTAAGATTCATTGGTTTCTCTCCAGTAATTGCACACCCATCTTCCGTAACATATCCATCACCATGTTATGCAACGCTAGGTTAGGTTCTTTGCGGAACACAAGTGTCTCATCGTTTAAACTATCTCTTGCAGTCAATAAGATGTCGCCATCGTTCTTGAATTCAACAGTCATTGTTAGTTCCCCATCAGGGATGTTTTCATTTTCCATACTTACTCCAGTTCAAAGTTAATTAATACGCTACACTTGCCAACAATCATGTCACCAAACGCAGTACGCTTGTTCTTCTTAAGCCACTTGTACCATTTGATACTAGCCATCTTATTGATTTCATTTGAGCCATCAAACTTACCATTCTCATCTATGATCGCATGACATTCCTTGCCATCATGGACAACGTGTAGTACCTCAATCGTTCCGCTCTTAGTCCACGACTGCATCGTTTCTAAGTCCGGCTTTTCATCGTACTCTACTATTTCAAAGAACATGCCTTCGTCATTAGGCACATCATCAATGTGCATTACGCTGTATGTATCACTCATATATCACTCCTTTCAGGATAAATGGTAGCAACACTAGACCATACTCCATCTTCAAGAACGTCCTCATAAACATAAACGCTATAGCTTACCTGTCCATCATCACCATAGTCTGAATCGTCATATGTAACTACGCACTTGACACCATTAACACGACACTCGGCACTATCGCCCTCCTTTGTACAGTCAACCTGAGAAATCAATTCTCTGATGTCGTTGTAAACATCATCATGTAACTCTTCGTTACATTCTATTGTGTAGTATCTTACAACCTCAGTAGATTCCTTTACTTTATACTCATATCTTTTATCACTCATAGTCACCCCCTTAGTGAATTACTTCTTCATTAACGACACGCTCAATCATTGCATCCTGCTTTTCTTTAAGCTGTTGCGGAGTCAATGCCTCCATCTGTCCAGTGTCTGTCCTGTGTTGATTCCATTCTTCGTACCAGTTAAGCCTCTCGGACACATCCTTTACCATGTCAGCTACGAATTCCTTATCGGTACGTAACATCATGTGGCAAACGAACGCAGTGAACATGTCATACCACACACCGCTTGGATGATATCCCCTCTCGGATATCTCTTCCATGCCTACAAGATTAACGAAATGATTCGTTGCCTCCCATATTCTTTCGTATGTTTCTACACTCTCTTCTAATCCAACATCGCTTGAGCCTATAGTCTCAGCAATTTTGTTTAAGAAGTCTTTTTCTTTCTTACTCATATGTATCTCCTTCATGTATTGTAAGTGTTATTATATTCATGTCAACGCAATGTTTAATCACGTTTACACATCCTCCAAGAACCTGTCACCATAAGCCTCTACAGCCTCGATAGCTTGGTCAACCGAGTTCAAGGATATACCAATCTGTATGTATCCATGATCAGGCAGACAAGCAAGCAAGTCCCTCGCATTGTACAAATTTTGTACCGCTTGCTCATGTATCTTCTTATGATCTTCACGTTCACCTAAGTCTGTATCGTACTCTTCACTCATGCTACCCCCTGTCATAATGTGCCTCTAATATAGCGTTGTACAATCCAATCAAGCACACACCTAGTCCGACACCTGATGCAAATAGGATGTACAAATCTAAGATTGCCACCTCATAAGCCAAGTGCAATGCATATTGATAAGCCAACCCAGTGAATGCAACAATTCCCATAGCTGTTGCCACTATTACTATAATGTTTAACATTATTGTTTCTCCTCTTTGTCTACAGGATACACATTAACTTGCATACCCTCGTCTGTTTGTAACACCTCAACCTTAAGTGTCTGCCCCTCTTTAAGTTTAGGTTCTTCTTCTGCAATGGCTAGTTTAATAGCCATGTTTACACGTTCTTCAATACTATATTTCATAATTTTTCCTCGTATATGTAGTAGGTATATTCATATACATTCATATACCCTACTACTTATCCTCCAGTGCAAATCCTGTCCAGTCCTTGCCTTCCGTTTGATGCTCATATATTTCTATAGTCGTAGCCATCTGATCTTCCATCGTGTCTCTGCCACTTGACATCGCATTCGTAGTTGGGAAGTACACACAGCCATGCCTCATGTGATAAGGCAACTCAATCGGTCTACCATAACCACCTGACCAACCACCCTCTGCCTTCGGCTCTGTCTCTGTCAATGCAAAGCATATCTTACGTAGCATGGATGGATGTACCATTGCATAAGCGCATCTGTCTATGTCCAATGGCTGACCTGCCTTCTTGATAGGAAACTCGATGAGGAATTTGCCACTGCCTTGTGATGCATCTGTGTATTCACATAATGTAATGGCACATGACATCCCTGCATCCTCAAGCTTGTCTATCAGCGAGAGTATGCTTGCACCTCTTCGCATCATTGTCTCCTCTGATACATTTGCAGATGTACTCAAGTTGACCTTGAACTCCACCACTCTGCCCATTGATGACTCATTACCTAGAGGTGACATCATGTGTGATGGGCAACCTGATACATACAGAGGGATGTTAGGCATGTAACCGGCTACATCATAGTCAAACGAGGGCAGTCTCTCAAAGGACGTAGCATTGTGAGCCATGTCCAATTCATCTGACATGCGTTCTCGTCCTTCTTTCCATCCAAATTCTGCAAGCTTTACAGCATCAGCTAAAGACACATTGCCATTCCAACTACTAGGTGCATCTTGTGATGCTCTCATACCCTTCCACACAGGTACTGATTCATCAGTCACATGTCGTAACACATGGTCAAAAGAATCGAAACTTTGTACAAAACTAGCCATAATTTTCTCCTTGTTTAAACGCTGTTATACCTTAGCCTCGGTACGAATCCTCTTCACAGTATCTTCGTCCAAGCCACCAAACACATACTCACTAAGCACACTCTCCATGTCACATCCATCAAGCAATGCACGTCCACCTTTCAGGCTTGCTCTAGGTGATATGACACAACGTATCTTCATTTCATCCTTTGCCTTACGTAGTTTCTGCACAATCTTTGTGAAGTTTCTATCAGGACTGATAAGCAACTCAAGTTTCTCATCATAGTCAAGGCTGATCACCGGCTTGAACCTGTCAATGGTTGCACCATCTAGCTGATTCCTACCAACGTACTCCCTGTCTGCACCTCTGCCATATGTATTGGCACATGCTATCAAGCGGAAGTTCGGGTGTTTCTCGACCACTCCACATGGGAAGTCAGCTACATCATTCTCCATTGATGCATTCAGAGCCACCAGTGCTTGAGGATTTGAACCATCGATCTCATCGAATAGGAACAAGCCACCATCACGAAAGCATTTGACGAATGAGGACTCAACGTAGTTGCCATTAGCATCCATGTATCCTCTTACCTCGTAAGCTTGGAACATAGCACCGGACATACCGAATTGGTAATCATCTTGCTCAAAGGCTTTGCCTAGCATGCCAGTCAACTGGGTAGCCATCGTGGTCTTACCACTACCTGCACCACCTACAAGCAACACATTGTCACCACGTATCAAGGCTTTGAGTACCTGTGGCAACTTCTCATGCATTGTCTGCTCACCAAATTCGATCTTGCCTTTAGGCTTTTTGATCTCAATGGTAGTCTTGCCACCGCCATGCTCATCAATCAATCTTTTGATTGTCTCCTCATCAACACCATCATGCATGCCATCGCTCAAGGTCGGATGAACCTTTTTGATGATATCAACGATCTCCTTTTCAAGAGCATTCTTAGGCTCATACTCTTCGAGAACCTCAGGCATTCCTACCTCATCACCTGCACCATCTGCATCATCTGCATCATCGTCAGCATCATCACTGGCATCATCTGCATCACCGGCATCAACACCATCATCATCATCAGCATCAACCGCACCATCAGTAGGCTCATCACCTGTTGAGTCGTGATCGTTATCACTTTTGATCTCAGCGATGTCGATATTGTTATACAACTCGATGAGTTCTACATCGGACATTTGACTAGCACGTTTGCCATAGGCAACAGCCAATCGTTTGAGGATGTTGCGTTCACCGCTAGTGAGTTCATCCAATGTGCAAGGGAATCCGAACATTGCTTTAGCACTCTCAGCAATATTAATTATCATATCTACATTCATAACTATCTCCAGTTAAACTGCGTTTAAACAACGAACAGACTGTCAGTCTGCTCACAAGCAGGACATGGTGCAGTATCCATGTCTAGCATAAGTACGTTCTTACGACTTGTACGAAAGTGGAAGTCACAACTACCACAGCATACCTTCAACATCCTAGTGGATTGTTTCTTCGTAAAGTCAATGTCGATTGAGCCATGCGGATAGTCTCCCAAGAGACCAAGCACATCACGTATCTGTCCAGTCAAGCGTTGACCGGCATTAGTAGCTGTAAGCTTGCCCTCAAGTCCAATTCGTCTCGCTAAGCGAGCAAATCTACCTTTGTGTCCACTCTCCATCCTATCCACTACATGAACAAGTTCATGTGCCAATACCTCCAATGCTTGAAGTCCATCATCAATCACCGGATTGATAAACACCTCGAAGTGATTATCACTTGATGCCTCTGCATTGATGCAGACACCGGCTACCTTCCCACCTCGGTGACGAGGGGCATATCCAACAGACACTCTGTAGAGTGGCATGTCATTCCAATGGGCATCGCTTTCAGCGAATGTGGCGATCATCTGATCAGCACCTTCGGTGAGCCAAGCCTCACGATCTGTATAATTTTCCATCATATTTCTCCAGTTGTTTTAGTTTAAATACTCCCTTCACTTAAGTTCAGGGAGTAGTTTAAACAAAGGGTTATTAGCAAGTCTCTATGAGACCGCCGTTCAAATCAGAAAGGTGAAACCCTGCATCATTCCATTGGAACTTATAGTTCACTATAGGGTTAATCTTCCATTCAAGCAGATGCTTGAATTCATCACCTGACACATGACCTACACTGAGGTAGATGCCATCCTTCGTCTTACGAAGGCACAAGTCCTCATATGCTGAGTCACATAGAGCAAATTCATCGGCTCGGTAGTAGACTTCGCCCATCACTTCCCCTATCAAGTACAACTGATCTTCATCAGTCCTGTCCCACAGTCGGAGCAGAGTGAAACCTCTGCCATCATCTGCCGGCATCATCAAAGGGTAGCCATCGACAAACAGCCATCCATTCTCGACACTGTCATTGCCACAGACGAAGGGCAAGCCCTTTATGTAGGCATCTGCCATCCTCTCTCGTGGCGAGCAAACACTGCCATTCGGTCGGTGAGTTATTACATTTTCCATATCATTCTCCAGTTGTTGTTGTTGGGGGATATGGTTTAAACCCCCTTCACTACGTTCAGGGGGTTTTAAACCTATCCTCCTACCATTTCAGCCACCATTCTAGTTCATGGACATTATGCACGTCAACTCCTAGGTGAATGTGGGGTTGCCGAAGGAATCGTATTGATCTACGAAAAGGTATGGTTTACCATACCTCTATGACAGATCAAAAGACAAAGAATCCCATAGGTACACTAAGCGTCAAAGAACGCTTATTTGCTAGGTATAAGGCTAAAGGCTATTCCAATGGCAAGAGCGCAGAGTTAGCAGGTTACAAGGCAGGAACTAGCGCAGACAAGCAAGGCTACCGGTTGTCCAAAAAAGCTGATATACAAGACGAAGTCTCTAGGATATTGGCAGAGCAAGAGACAAGAAGTCTCATTGACAGGGAATCACAC